TTCGCCGACCACCGACAGATTGAATTTGTCGGTTTTGCATGTGATGTCCAATATCACATAGCTCTCCCCTTGAGACCTAACTACCTAATAGACGGACCCGTGGGTCCGGTTATACATCCCTGATTACATTCGGAAGTCCCGACGCAACGCCCTGATTCCTCTAGAGCTTATCTGCGCTGGGTCCGGCTAACAACCGGATGTATAACCTGATGCAGTGCGCCGGCTTTATCGTTTCAGTTGAGTGCAATGCAATGCCCGCTTTGGGTCGGACCTGCCCTTCGGTGATGATCACGATCCATCCCTCGGTGAACAGTCTCTGCTCACTGAGGCATCACGCTCAGCACCGTGTGTGATCACTGCGCATCAACACGCGCAGCTTGCTGGCCTCGGTACCCTGCGTGGGGTCCCGCTGGGCAGGCCGCTTCCGATGTACCAGCTCACTGGTACATCGCTACCGCCTCGCACGCGTACGTATGCCCTTAGCACCATGCCGGCATGCCTACGCCACGCGCCTCCCGCCTGCCATGACGGTCACCACGTCCGTCGACCTATCGCGCCTGCCGCCACCCGAGGTGGTGGAAACGCTCGCCTACGAGCAGATCTTCGCCGAGATGCTGGCCGACCTGGTCGCACGCGATCCGTCGTTCACCGCGTTGGTGGAATCCGATCCGGCGTACAAGATCCTGCAGGTCGCTGCGTACCGCGAATTCAACCTGAGGCAACGGGTGAACGATGCGGCCAAGAGCGTCCTGCTCGCTTTCGCCGTCAAGGGGACACTCGACAACCTCGCCGCCTTCTACGGCGTGACCCGTCTCACTCTCGACCCCGGCGATCCATCGCTGGGCATCTCACCGACGGTTGAATCCGACGACGACCTACGCCGTCGCGTCACGCTCGCCCCCTCGGGCTATTCCGTCGCCGGCCCGGATGACGCATACATCTTCCTCGCGCTCAGTGCCTCCGGCCTGGTGCTCGACGCCAAGCCCACCAGCCCCACACCGGGCAAGGTCGTTGTCAGTGTGCTGTCGCGTATCGGCGATGGCACCGCCGATGACGATCTACTCGCCCTCGTCACCAGCGCGCTCAGTGCAAAAACCAAGCGCCCGCTGACCGATCACGTCACGGTGCAAAGCGCTCAGATCGTCCCCTTCGCCATCGTCGGTACGCGTTACACCTTCGGTGGTCCGGATAGTGAGCTGGTGTTGGCTGCCTCCGATAAAAATCTCGCGGCCTACCTTGCGGATTCAAAAAAACTCGATCGCGACATCACGCTCGATGGCATCTACGGTGCGTTGCGCGTGCCGGGCATCCAGCGCACGGATCTGATCTCGCCGAGCGCCAACGTCGTCATCAGCGGCACGCAGGCTGCCCACTGCACATCGATCGCGCTCGCGTATGGCGGGATCGATGAATAGCCCCCCGAGGGGACGCAGCCTGCTGCCACCCAATGCCACGGCCAGTGAGCGCGCTATCGAGGCCGCCACCGCACGCCTCGCGGATATTCCGGTGCCCATTGCCGAGTTATGGAATCCGCACACCTGCCCGGAAGACAAACTCGCGTGGCTGGCATGGGCGCTCGGCATCAGCGCGTGGAAAAGCTACTGGCCACTGGCCGTCAAACGCGCACGCGTGGCCAGTGCCATCGACATCGCCCGACGCAAGGGCACCGCGCAAAGCGTCTTCGACGTCATCGCCAGTTTCGGCGGCTCGGTGGTGCTTACCGAGTGGTGGCAGATGGACCCACCCGGTATCCCGTACACCTTCGACATGCAGCTCACCGTCTCCGGTATCGACGGCGAGCCGGCCAGCGCTGCGTTCGTCGACGACGTCATCGCCGAGGTCAGCCGCACCAAGCCCACGCGCAGTCATTTCACCTTCACGCAGACGGCCACGCTCACCGGACGCCTCCGCGTCGCCGCGTTCATCCGCCCCTGCATCTATGCCCGCCTGAACCTGCACGCCGACGCCAAGGCCTCCTGATATGTCCGCTTTGAAAATAAATGTCACCCCGGCCGGCCGCGCAGCGCTAGTCAACGCCAAGAACAACGGTACCAATGCGGTCATCGTGGCATCGGTCGGCATCACAGCCAGCAGCTTCGCCTATGCCCCAAACATGACGACACTGCCCGGTGAAATAAAGCGCATCACCACACTCTCCGGTGGCGCGACCGCCTCCGACACCCTGCACGTCACCATTAAAGACGACAGCACGGATGCGTACTCGGTCAATGGTCTAGGCATCTACCTTGCCGACAACACGCTGTTCGGCGTTTTCAGCCAGGCCACGACCCTGCTGCAGAAAAGCGCACAGGCCACGATGCTGCTCGCTGCCGACGTGCAGTTCGCCGACATCGACGCCAACAGCCTCACGTTCGGCGACACCAACTTTCAGATGAGTTTGGCCACCACGGATGTCACCGGCGTGGTGCGGTTCGCCACCGATGCCGAAACCCTCACCGGTGCCGACCCTCAGCTCGCCATCACGCCCAAGAGCCTGCTGGCCGCATTCAACGATCGCCTTGGCGCCGGCGCACCGAGCGCCTTCGTCAAGACGTTACTCAACAAGATCAGCGCGCTGGCGTTCGTTACCGCGCTGGGCGTCCGTGGCGCAGCCTCGTACGACACTGGCAGCGGCAATGGGCTCGACGCGGATCTGCTCGACGGCCAGCACGGTGCGTACTACCGCAACTACGGCAACCTCACCAATGTACCGGACGCTTTCACGCCGTCCGCGCACCAACACTCCGCGGCCGATATCACCAGCGGCACCCTGGTGGTGGCACGCGGTGGTACCGGCGCCGGCAGCTTCACCACTGGCAATTACCTGGTCGGCAACGGCACCGGCGCACTCGCGGAAAAAACGCCGGCGCAAGTGCTGGCCAACATCGGCGCCGCTGCCCTCGCCCACTCGCATCCGATCGCCGACATCAACGGTCTGCAGACCGCGCTCGATGCACGGCCGCTGCAGACGGCGGTGACCACGCAGATCACCGCGGCCGTGAACGCGCTCATCAATGGCTCACCCGGCGCACTCGATACGCTAAAAGAACTCGCCGATGCGATGGGCGATGATCCCAATTTTGCCGCAACGATGACCAAGGCGCTGGCGGGCAAGCAGAACTCACTCGGCTTCACGCCGGTGCAGCAGGGCACTGGCACGGGTCAGTTGAGTAACGCGGTGAAAATCGGATGGAGTGGCGCGAAGGTCAAGGTCACTATCGATGCGACCGATATGGGCAACGTCGCGTTGGAAAGCTGGGTGAATCAGACGGCGATTCTACGCGGCAACAGCAACAGCACGGCCGGAACCATTTTCTCATCTGGCGCGCCGCCGAACATTTCATCCATCAGTAGCAGTGGAAACGACCGCAATACGTCCCTGCAAATCGGCAACGCCGCCAACAACAGCGCGTCGGCAACGATGTCCTTCATTCGCGAAGGTCAATGCGGCGTCCACTTCGGTCTGGACACGGACAACGTGATGAAGATCGGCGGCTGGTCGTATGGTGCCGTCGCCTATCGCATCATCCATGAAGGCGTTGCTAACCCGGCGCTGCAAGGCACCTGTTACGCCACCGGCGGATTTCAGGTGGGCTCCTCCAAGGCGCTGAAAACAAAGTTCAAGCGCGTGCGCGCCGGGCTTGCTGCCGTGTGCGCCATCGAGACGGCGAGCTACGTCTACAAGAAGACCTACAACCCCGATGGACGCCGTCGTCTGGGCGTGATTGCCGAACAGCTTGAACCACTGATCCCCGAAGCCGTCAGCGAAGACGGCGCCGGTCGCAAGACCGTGGATTACGCGCAGATCACGCCCGTATTGATTCAGGCCATCAAAGAGCTTTCCGCACGCGTCGACGCACTCCACGCATAAACCCAAAGGCATTACACGCATGGCACCCAACGCACGCATTCGCACCATCGCCGACGGCATCACGGCCGAGATGGTCGCCGAGCAAACCCACCTCCTTTACGATCCGTCGACCGGCAGTGGCGTGGTTTCTTTTCAAGCGCGCGAAAGCCTGTTCGTCAACAACGCGTATCAGCCATTGAACGGCGACTATGACGTATTGCAGGTCACCATTGCTGACATTGCACCCCGCTGCTTTGGTGTCGGCACCGACCCCGTGACCGGTGCCGATTTGTCGAAGGTATCGACGGCTGGTTTAGCGCTAGTCATCAAGGCGGCGTATGACACGCTCTACAACGAGCGCGCCACCGTCATGGCGGCGCACGCCGTGGCGGCGGCGGCGTCACTCATGCCGGCTTCGTCGTCGGAACCGGCAGCCAGCTGATGTCGGGCTATCGCAATGGCGCTGCTGTCGATGCTGACAACCTTTTTGATACCGACATCGTGGGCGATGGGCCACAAGCCGAAAACTTTCGCCTCTCGAACGGGGTGGGTTTGAAATATGCCGCTGCGCCCTATGGCACACCGGGGTCAAGTTTCGGCTATCGCAACAGCGCTGGCGTCGACAACGGCCCTCGATGGACCACCAGGGGCACGGCGAATTACACGCTGCCGATCAACGGCAGGGAATACGGCGCGGTGTATTTCATTCCGTCAGGCACCACAGGCTATGGCCGCGTGACGTTTCAGGTAGCCGGCGGAAACACGTATGCGGTATTAAAAACCACACCATCGGGGACGACCACGCTCGTTTCTGGCGCGCTTCCCGCGGGTGCGGTCTATGTCCGATATACGTTTGTTTCGTACGTCGTTAGGACCGGCGACACGGACGGCGGCGGTAGCGTGACCAACCCGGCCGCATCCGCGACCGCCATCGGCACCGGAACGATCGCCGCCTTTTATCAGACCGCCATGTTCGGTTCTGCCGCGGGATCAAAAGGCCGCGCCTATACGTTCAAAGTCGAATTCCTCAGTGCCGCCAGCGTCGTGATTTCAACATCCACCATCACAATGTACGGCGCTATCGATGGCTCTTAAGCCGGCATTCGACGAGAGAGCAAAACCGCTTTTGCCCGACAGATCGTTTATCGATGTACCAGCCCACTGGTACATCGGCCGCGCATAGCCCTCGCGCGCATGGCATTAGCACCATGCCGACATGGATCAGCTCGTCGAAATCTTGCGTCTGCTGCAGAACCTGCTGCGCTTCGGCACGATCGCTTCTGTCGATCATGACGCGGGCTTGTGCACGGTAAAGACGGGCGCACTGCTGACGCGGCCGATGCCGTGGTTTGTGGAACGTGCCGGTGACGCCAGCACGGGCTGGGACCCGAGCATCGGCGAGCAGGTGATGGTGTTCTGTCCCGGCGGGGATACCGCGCGCGGTGTCGTGC